CATTCGCATGCTCGTGGGCGTTTGCTGAAGTGAAGAAGATGGAAGGCAATGCAAAGATCATTAAGTTGATTGCGCGTGATGAGAACTTACATCTTGCTGGTACACAACAGCTACTCAAAGCTCTTATCAAAGAAGATGAGGACTTTGCAAAAATTGCTGAGGAAACAAAACAAGAGTGCATAAAGTTATTTGTTGATGCAGTCAATCAAGAAAAAGCATGGGCTAGTTATCTGTTTAAAGATGGCTCAATGGTTGGTTTAAATGAGACTTTATTGAGTGACTATATAGAATGGATTGCTAATAAGAGGATGACAGCTGTAGGGTTGCCATCACCTTATAAGGGAGGTAGCAATCCACTTCCATGGACTCAGAAATGGATTAGTGGAAGTGAAGTTCAAGTTGCGCCACAAGAAACTGAAATTACTTCGTATGTTATTGGCGGCGTAAAGAAAGATGTAACAACTGATACATTCAAAGGGTTTTCGTTATGAGTGATGACTACAAGCGGGGTTATCGTGATGGGTTTAAGGATGGTATGGAAGCTGCAAAGCAAATAAGTGCACCATATATACTACCGACAACATCACCCTTTCCTCCTTCAATTATTACAACTTGTAATACTTGTGGAATTGAAATGAAGGGTGCATGGGGATATGTTTGTAATCACCCAAAATGTCCAACAAAAGTAACCTGCTAATTACTCATTACCCCCAGTAAAAAGATGTCCAGTTTGCGGAATTGATTACACAACTCCTATAAGTTACGTATGTTATAATCAAAATTGTCCAACATCAAAATAGGATAAGAAAAAATGAATCAAATTACTTGCGTCAGTTGTGATGCTGAGTATCAAATTTTACATGAAATTGATAATGATCCAATATATTGCCCTTTCTGCGGCGAATTGAACTTGCCAGAAGAAACTGACGAAGAATATGAATACGACGACGAATGAGCTATCTTAATCCTTGGTTGTATGAAGGTAAGATAGTTGACTCTGAGATACTTGATGATTATGTGGGATTTGTTTATTTAATTACTAGCCTCGTCGATAACAAAAAATACATTGGTAAAAAGCTATTAAAGAGATCCAAAACCAGACAGGTTAAGGGAAAGAAGAAACGTAGCTTGGTCGAATCCGATTGGAAAGATTACTACGGATCGAACAAAGAATTACAAGCTGACGTAGCCAAACATGGATCTTTAAACTTCAATAGAGAGATACTTCGACTTTGCAAGTCGAAAGGCGAATGCAATTATTGGGAAGCCAAATACCAATTTTCACTTGACGTTTTGGAAAAAGAAGAGTATTATAATACTTGGATCATGGTGAAAGTGCATCGAAAACATATACCAAAATGAAATCTATATCTATATTATGTGTGTCTTTTATTTTAACAGGATGTGCGCAAGATCTCGAAGCTGCTTCCGTAAAACATAAGTATAATGGAGTTGCCAGCTGGTACTCCAAGGGTAAACGAACTGCTGATGGCAATCGTTTTAACCCAGATGGACTCTCTGTAGCCCATCGAACATTACCATTCGGGACAATGCTACGCTTGACTAACCCCGAAAATGGTAATACAATTAACGCTGTTGTAAATGATCGCGGACCATTTGTCCGTGGAAAAGAGATAGATGTCTCTCGAGGTGGAGCGAAAGCCCTCGGATTTTTCTATTCTGGAACAGCCAAATTACTAATAGAGGTATTAGAAAAACGAAAAGACTAAATACCTTTACGTTTATAAGAGGAAAAGATATGAATAAGATACTTTTAGCTGCAACAGTCGCTATCGGCGCTATTTTGGCGTCAGATATCGCTCATGCTGCGCCGAAGCATCATCATGTGGTAAAACATTATAAACATCACAAGGTGAAGAAACACATCGACAAGGTTAAACCTGTTGCTGAGGAGCCAATAAATCTAGCTGCTTTACGCACACATGATGATAGCACATCAGCTGGTTACTGGGCTAATGAAGCTGCCGTTCAGGAAGCAATTAGAAAGCATCAGCAAAATCAACCAATCGTAGATAACAAAGTTGCTCTTACAACAGATGAAAAGCGTAAGGTCGTTGCTAAGGGTTGTTCATGGTTTTCATGCGACAATGAAGCGACAGCCGTTGTAGCAGCTGCATCTGATTGGATTGGTAAGGAAGCAAAGAAAGACAAACAAGCATTAAAGAAGTTGTTCAAGGCGGAATGGAATAATCCAATCGACCCACAACATGTCGCTTGGTGTGCTGCTTTTGCGAATGCTATTCTTCGCCGTCAAGGATATGAAACAACTCACAGTTTAATGGCTCGCAGCTTCCTTAACTGGGGTAAAGTTACACACGATCCAAAGCAAGGCGACATCGTTGTGTTAGCACGCGGTCGCAATTCAGCAGCTGGTCATGTTGGATTCTTTATGGGATATGAATGGTTTGAAGGTGTCAAGTATGTAAAAGTTCTTGGCGGTAATACAGACCACGCAGTTCAGGTTGGCTACTTCCCTGCATCAAAAGTAGTAGGATATCGTACCTTCGCATAAAAGTGAGCAATACATTATGGCAGATAAAGAAATTGGCAGCGTTCCTTCGCTGGCAGACCATCACTATTTGATGTACTTTAAAGAGTTTGACATTAGCGGAGCAGCTGATGTTATCGAGTTTATCCTTGCTCGCAATCTTATGACGGCTGATCGACCCAAATTCATCAAAGCTTTAATCAACTCTCCAGGCGGTGATGTTGCTGCTGCATTTTCTATTATTGATACAATGAAAGGCAGCAAGATTCCAATCTACACTTATGGGCTTGGTGAAATTGCTTCCTGTGGTTTGTTGATGTTTATTGCTGGCGAAAAAGGTCATCGCTATATTACTCGCAACACTGCTATTCTTTCTCATCAATACAGCTGGGGTTCACATGGTAAAGATCACGAACTTCATGCCGCTGTTAAAGAGTTTGATAACACACGTGCACGTATCATCAATCACTACAAGAAGTGCACTGGCATGAGCGAAAAGAACATTAACAAGTATTTGTTACCATCATCTGATGTTTGGTTGACCGCAAAGGAAGCAGTCAAGTATGGCATTGCTGATGAAATTGTGGACTTCTATTGATGTGGCGATTGATAGCAAAAGCGTTGGGAGAAAAAGCAAGCAAAGATAATAAAGAAGCAGATAGAATTGCTGCGATAAGATTATCTATTGTTTTGTTTTATATCATAACAAACTTGTTTATTATTGCTGGCGTATTGAGGCATTGGAATGAATAAGAATAAATATGATTGGGTATTTTTTATGGAGTGGTTCGGAACACTGATAGTTCTTATTGGTGTTGCAATGACTTCATTTAATATCTATCCATCAAATCTTTACATGGGTTTGTTGGGCAACTTCATCTGGACCATTGTTGGATGGAAATGGCGAAAATGGTCTTTACTAGTAATCGAAGCTGCTATTTCAATCTTATACATAGCGGGTATCCTATCGGTCAAATAAAGTGATAAAAACAAAAATAGAACACTTTTACGGTTCGCAAGAAAATTATGATTTACAAGTGGTGCGGTTGAAAATTGATACAGAAAACTTAAATGAAAAAGAAGCGTTGGAAAACGGCTGGCTAATTGCGAATGATGATTGGTATGCTTGTCGTAGTGTTCGATTGAATCTTGAAGAATATCTTTCAGCAACAAAAAAGCCAGAGCTTCCTAGCAGCATAGAAGTAAAGTTCCTTTGGCAAACGCAAGTTGATGACCAACTCAAACAGCAGCTGTTACAAATCCGTGATGACTTTTGTAAGATTAAAAACTTTGAATGGGAATACGATCTATTCTCAGATTCTACAAGAGCAAGATGGCTCATAATGTTTGATGGTGGCGTTCCTGTTGCATTTACTAAGATGATTCAGTATGATGGTGGAGTTGAGTCGCAGTTCACAGCTTGGAACTATCACAAACCAAAACTCTCGCTCGGTAGAAGAATAGTTTATTTCGAAGCTCAAGCTGCTTGGGATAAATTGAATATAAAAGACAATCTTTACATCGGTCAAGGATATGAGCGTGGTAGCTTGTACAAAACTGGATTCGCTGGCTTTGAATGGTGGACTGGTTCTCAATGGTCGAACGATAAGGAAAAGTATGAAGAATTATGCGCTCGTGATTCAACTATAAATACACTAAATGATCTAGCCAAAGTGTATAAAAATGCCGAAACTATTTAAAAAGCGAAAACTGATTACCGACAAGTCGGCTGAGAAGTATCTCAAGGATCCGCGTGTCATCGCGCGCATGGCTAAACTTAACTCAATTCCTGTCGTAAAGAAGTATGATGTTCCATATCTTTGTGGATACTCAAAAGACGCTAAGACAATTTACTTTGACAAACATCTTAATACAAAGATGAAGGGTCATGATCTAACAAAGTTTCTTAAGATACATGAGTACACTGAGAAAACATTGCTTGATGTATTCGATATGGATTATCAGCAAGCGCATCATATCGCAACTCATCAGGAACGTAAAGCTGTTGAAGCTGCTGGTATCAAGTGGGAAGATTACGACGAGTTTTTGAAGCCACAGATCAAAGAAGTGTGGCATGAAGATTTGAAGTTGGTTCCGCCAGATCTTGATCTTGAACCATATGAAGACGAGAAGGATAAGAAAGTTCTCCGTCCGCTGATGCAAAAAGAGAAACAAGAAAAAGGTTCTCTTGTTGAAACAAAAATAAGTTTAGAGTATCATGACGAACTGAATCCTGTTCTTTGGCATGGCGCTAAGTTGAAGCCAGAAGTCAGACAAGCTCTTCTCAAGTTTGGTATGGAGTGGGCTAAGTTTGCTAAGATTCCAGAGAGCATTATTCTTGATGTTATTATGACTGGTGGTAACGCTAATTACAATTATACGCCGAAGTCAGACATTGACGTTCATCTTGTTATTGATAGAAATGCTCTTGGCTCTAACAGAGAGTTTGTTGATGAATATCTCCAAGATAAGAAAGTATTATGGACACTCACCCATAAGATCAAAATACTTGGCTACTCGCTTGAGCCCTACGCACAAGATAATGCCGATAGATATCCCGCAAATCAGGGCGTCTATTCCCTCAAACGTCAGCGTTGGATACAGTTCCCTAATAAAGGAAACTACAACTGGAAAGACGATCCTGGCTTGAAGCGTAAAGTTTTGTTCTATAAAAAGTTGATTGATCAAGTAATCAAAGACAAAATGGATCTCAACACTGTTAAAGAATTGAAAGATAAAATTAGAACAATGCGCGCAGCTTCTATTGCTGCTGGCGGCGAATTCAGTTTCGAGAATCTTGTATTTAAAGAGTTACGTAATCGTGGATACCTAGATAAGATGAGTCGTTATGAGCAGAAATTAAAAGATGAAGCTCTAAGTTTATGATTGACTTTTCAGACGATCCAAAGTATAATGAAAGAGTAGCAGTAGTTCAAGAAGAAGATCTGATATACATAAAACTATATCGCGGCGGTGAATTGGTATACATAGGAGTGTTAAAGGATGAGCAATTTGGAAATGAAACTAGAGATAATGGAAATGAAAATCAGCGATCTGGAAAAGCTAGTCGCGATTGATATGATTGATAATGGCTTCGTACCATTTATGGAAGCTGAAGTTAAAGCATATTGGAGTGAACGCCTATGAGCCTTGGTCATGTAGTTGTTTGGTCTAAGCCAGACTGTCCTTTCTGTTTAAAATCAAAAACAGCTTTGCGCAACGCAAACATTCCTTTCGAAGAAAAGATGCTCGATGTCGATTTTACTCGCGAGCAACTTCTCGAACAATTCCCGCATGCTAAATCATTTCCAGTTGTAGTAGTGGATGGTTTTCATATCGGCGGTTATACACAGCTTCAACAAAAACTTAATGAAGAGTTTAGCAACACACAGAAACTTCTAAACGAATAGGTGAAACATGGGTATGTACAAGCGTGATGATATTCTCAAAGATCTCAAACAATCAGTCATCGAAGTAACATTTACAAAGGTCAATGGTCAAAAGCGTGTTATGCGTTGCAGCCTCGATCCGCGTTATGTTAAAGCTCCGATGGATATGAATCATTTAGATGAAGAGCATAAGAAAAGAGAAAACAAGGACACTATCGTATGTTGGGATGTTCACAACGGCGGATGGCGTTCTTTCCGTGTAGATTCAGTTGAATACGTACAAGAAATAGAAGGATACTAATATGGCACACTGGTGGGGTTATCATTTGATGTTGGATTGCGCAGATCTGGACAAAGGTCAGATCACAAACTATGCTAACATCTACACATTTGCAAAAGAGCTCGTACGCGACATTGATATGATTGCTTATGGCGAGCCGCAAATCGTTGAATTCGGTACAGGCAACAAAGCAGGTTATACACTTGTTCAGCTGATTGAAACATCAAACATCTGCGCACACTTTGTTCCTGACGATGGCAATGGCGGTACAGCAATGTATCTTGACGTGTTCTCCTGTAAGGAATACGACACTGACATCGTTATCGAATTGGTAAAGAAGTTTTTCTCAGCAAAGTATATTCGACCTAACTATCTGACAAGACAAGCTTGAGGTATACAATGAGTGATAGTATTGATGATATTGTTTTCAACAATGATGAATGGGAAGTAAAACGTATTGGTTCGATAGTTCCATCAGTACGATTTAAAGTTCGTGTTCGTGATGACTCTATTCAAGGTCCAAACCCATTCCGTTGGAGCATGCTAAACACGTTTCAAATGTTTGGCGGTAAGCGAGTGATCGTGTTCTCGCTTCCAGGCGCATTTACACCAACATGCGATACTTTCCAACTTCCTGGATTTGAAAACAACTACGACAAGTTTAAAGAGCTTGGCATTGATGACATCTACTGCATCTCAGTTAATGATTCGTTTGTAATGAATTGCTGGGCAAAGCAGCAGAACTTGAAGAACGTCAAGGTAATTCCTGATGGTAATGCCGACTTCACAACTGCTATGAACATGTGCGTATCGAAACGTAA